ACGCCGTGCACCGGGAGAAGGTTCACTGGATTGTCCACATTATCCAGCTTTTCATCATTGTGCTGATTGTTGGCGCTTTCCTGCTGTACCTCAATCAATACGAATACGTCAGCAATGAGACCGTGACCGTTGACGGACAGACGGGTGTTGCCAACTACATAGGCAAGGACGGTAACATCTATAATGGCGAAGATAACAGTGCGCAGAACCCGGGCGCGGGTCAAGAAGAACCGCAGCCCCCGGAGAACCCTTAGACGCAGATCGAGATGAAACAGCCCCGGCACATGCCGGGGTTTTCTTTTGAGGTCGTATGGAATTTGATAATATCGAATATACCAATAGCCGCATGCGCACCGTGATTGACGAGTATATCCATCACGACAAATACAGGGTCATCCTCAAAATGCGTTTCATAGACCACACGCCATATGAGCGCATCGCGGAGGCCGTGGATATGTCCGATAAGCAGGTCGCGCGCATCGTCCGGAAGTACCGCTGGACAGTATTCAAGCATCTATAAACCCGCCTTGGCTTCGGCCTTGGCGGGTCTTTTTATTTGCGCTTCTATGCGCCCTCTCAGCGCGTTTCACTTCGCCCCTATACTTCTACGTCCAACGCGCGAAAACAGCTTAGAGGGCCGTTTCTGGGCGTCTAATGACGCTTCATAAAGTAGTAGTATTCCCCGAGCTGCTTCAAGTTCCTGTCCATGTTGTACAAGCCGGTGATGTGCTCAATGGCTTCCTTTGCGGTTTCATACATCCCGCTGAAATCCTCGCGCCCGGATGCGATGTGGCGGCAGTAAACGTAGAACATTATTTTACCTCCTTCGGATGTATCACATCTATCATTTCTATCAAATCTCCTTTTTCTATTACGGTTATCCATGCAAAGGTTATATTGAATTTGTACCAGTCTTTCCACAATTCGATCTGCTGTCGGGCTTCTGCTTCGCTGGGAAAGGCATCATAGCTGGTAGTGTGTTCCTGCCTACCGTCACTGGTTTGATATACACCAGCGGGCCAGTATTCCTTCATTGAGATTGCCTCCTTTCAGTCAATGCAGATGGCGTAAACGTGTTCGCCGTAAATTGGGTCATTGAATGTCCCTTCATCGTGGAACGCCAGCCAAACGTGGCGGTCACCAAACTGCTTGACGGCTTCTGCTTCGGTCAGTATGAAACCCACCTTTTCGTCCTTTTTGCCTTTCGTCTCTCTGATTTCAACATGAGCCTCATTGTATGGCGGGTATGGCCGTACACCGTAGGCGGGGTCAGAAAGCAATTCACGAACGTTCATATTGTCCTCCCTTCCGGGCGGCATTACGCCGCCCTCCATGTCTTGATTGCATCGTCGTTCCTGCGGTTGATCTCCTTCATCAGGGCCAGCTTGTCAGTCGTCGTCATTATAGCACCTCCTTTCAATCGTTCCAGCCGAGCATTTTCCAGATTGCGTCCCACTGTTCTTCCTGCTGCCGTGAGATTTCTTCGACTTCCTCCGACGTTGGAACCGGCTCAGGATTGTCGATTTCCATGTCAATTCGCTGCTGCTCCTTCTTGTGCTGCTGCCATACCCTTCTCCTTTCAGCCTGCCATCGTCAGCGCCGGGAGGCTATCTCCGGCGGACGCCCCGGAGGGCGTTTCGGCTTTAGCACATGCGGTAAACCTTCCATCCACAGGTGAATGCGTGATCTTCTGCTTTGCCCCATGCCTCATTCTTGCTTTCACAAAGGAAATACCTCTTTGTCATGTTGCCATCATCGGTCTTAAATATGAATGCGTACCACTTCATTCTAATCTCTCCTTTCAATCTGTCGGGCTGCCGGGGCTTGCGCCCCGGCACTGCGTTGTTCTTTAGGCCGCTTTCCACTGGGCCAGCGTGATGCGCTGTTCTTCGTACCACTCACCCTTGATCTCGCGGTAGATCACAAGTTCGGCGGGGTAGGTGCATCCGGTGTCGAGGTTCGCCCAGTGCTTGCGCTCGATGTCGCCGTGGTAACCGAGGTTCTTCGGGAAGAACTTGCTCATGTAGCTGTGGGCGATCTCCATCAGCTTTTCTTCGGCTTCGTAGTCGCAGAAGTGTTCGCAGTTCTGAGCACGTTCTTCGGCGATCTCCTTCATAGCCTTGACCATAGCCTTCTTCTCGGCCTTCTCCTTCGCCCGAAAGTCGAACCGCTTGCGGTCGATCATCTTCACGAACTCCTGCTTGCTGATGCTCTCCGGGATTGCCATGTACATCGGCTCGATGATCTTGCTGTAGTCCTCGTAGGTGACTTCGTATCCGGCCAGCGCCTCAAATTCGTGCTTCATCATGGTTTGTATCCTCCTTGTTTGTAGTAGCTCCCTTAACTGTCTTTATTATACAATCATTTGTTTGTATTGTAAAGGGGTTAGATGGCGATTTAATAAACTCTTAAAAAACAAGAGCAACCCCGGAAGGGTTACTCTTGAATCAGTGTTGTCCAGTCGATGCCCAGCGCGTCGCCGATGCGCATGAGCGCGTCAACCTTGGGCTTGCGCTTGCCGCTTTCCCAAGCGCCGATCTGCTGTTGCAGTACGCCTATGGCTTCGGCAAGCTGCTGTTGCGTTACGCCCTTGGCAATCCTCGCTTGCGCGATTGGGCTGTCGTTGGTATGACGGGGGACGGTATAGTCACGATTTCGCTTCGCCATCGGTTCACCTCCTGCGGGTCATTATACTATCAAATGGTGCTATACGTCAATGTCTTATTCTTCTGTGGTTCTCGAATCTGTCCTTCACCATGTAATCATCTGCTACCAACGGCGGTATGCGTTTATCACCCATCACATCATCAATGGAGTGATGTAATGGGTCAGTGAACATAAACACGGATAGCTGGACGGGCTTCTGCTCCAATTCTGCCAGCCGCCGAAGGTCAAAAATGATGTGGTTACGCACAAGGTTCATGTTCGTACCGTCAGGCCAGAACGGGTCATTACACCCGCTCTGGTTGATCTCGTTCCAACGGTCAATGTCGCGCTGCAGTTCGGCTTTGGCCTTAGAAATCTGCTGGGCGATTGTGGGTTGCTTCACGCTACCACCTCCGGCATAATCAGCTCCACCGCCTTGCCAGCCTTGGACGCTGCCGACACGATCAGCTTCTTGTCGTTGCGTAGGGCTTTTATCCAGCTCTGGATGTAGGCGGCATTGTTGCGTATGCTATCATCGGTTTCAATGCCGAGCATGTTCATGAGGCTTGCGCTGCCGATTTCGGCGACCAATTCTTCCTTGCTGTATGTTTCGTCACCGAAACTGAACGAACCGGCGACGATGCGGTCAAGACGGCTCTTGTGACCCGTGCTGTGGGTCAACTCGTGGAACGCCGTGCCGTAATACCCGGCCTCGCTGGTGAACTGCTCCTTGATGGGCAACACCACCTTGTCGGCTTCCGGGCTGTAGTAGGCGCGGCCCTGCTTGGCGTGTTCAAGGGTGATGCCGCTGCGGGTGACGTACCTGGCAATCACTTCTTCGGCCTTGTCAATGGGGTTGAAGTCGCGCAAAGTTTCGTCGTAGTGCTTCGGCTCTATGCCCTCGCAATCGTCGATGTGGAACACGTTCATGTACTTCAAGTACGGGATGCTGCGAACCTTCACCGTGCCGTCACTGGCGACCACCGGCTTGCCGTCCTTGCCCTCCACAGGCTTATCCAGCATCTTCCAGAACACGACGATCTTCGCCTTGGCACCCTTCCTGATCTTGCCGCCCAGCTTCTTGCACTCGTTGAAGCTCAGGTATTCGCCGGGGTTGCCCAGCAGCATTTGATTGAGCAGGCTGTACGGCTTGCCGCTGGCGCGTTTGATGGCCCAGCGGCCCGCGCCCGTCCACGGCCTGTCCCACGGGATTTCTCCTTGCTCGAGCATCGCTATGATGCGGTCAGTGACCATCTGATAAACGTCAATTCCCATGCTGTTATCCTCCTTTATTCTGGCGGCGTAGGCGCGTGTTCTACGCCGCCTTGGTCGTGCCTTATAACTTCTACGCCATTTCCGGCGCAGCGCGTTATAGGCGGGTTTCTGCGCGCCTTACTGCCAGTTCCAGCGTACGCTTCCTAACTCAACCTCTGATAGCCGACCCTATCAAGCTTCAAGGTGTTCCAGAACACTTCAAGGATTCTCGGTTTACGTTCCCATACAGACCTCGCGGCGTTTTTATCAGAATTGGTATCAGCCACTTCCTTGTTGATTTGGCGAACTATAGTTTCACGATTGCGGCCTTTAAACTCCCATGTACACGTACCAGCTTCGTCACGAATATCTACTGTCCACCATTCATAATGGTATTGCGCCATCCTATTCTCCTTTCTGCCCTGCCATCATCAGCACCCGTGGGGCGGTTCGGGTGGACGGCCCGGAGGCCGTTTCGGCTTAGTACCTTTCGGCTATCCACGCTGCAACTTGTCCGAGGTTGCTAAACTCAGTTCCGAACATGGCCTTGCCGTTCACGATCAGTTTGTGGGAATCCCATTCGGGTTTTTCCATCGGGCCGTAGCCAATACGTTCAACCCTGATTATGTCGCCGTTCTTCTTCATCGTGAGTTCGCACCAGCGCCCGCTATTGGCGATTTCCTTCCTTGCGATGGCTTCTTCAATAGCCGCTATACGATTCTTATTCATCGTCTTGATCTCCTTTCATCTACCGGGTTTTGCCGCCCGGCTCGGCTTAGTCTTGTGTAGTGGTTCCCTTAACTGTCTTTATTATACTACCTTTTGTTTGTATTGTAAAGAGGTTAGATGGCGATTTAATAAAAAATTAAAGAATGTTTGCAGATGTCCCGAACATGTCCCGTAACTGTCCCGTGCGTGACCTGTCGCCCCGGCGCTGATCGTGGGACAATATGTGCATGGAACAGATGATTGAAATACTGAAAAGCATTGGGCTTCCCGCTGATGAAATCACCCGTGTAACAGCCTATTACGGCTCAGACATAGACGGGATGAAGCAATATGTACTCTACATGAAAGCGATGTTTGATGACAGGCATGAATACATTTCATAAATGGAACCCGAACCCGGTCAACGCCCGTGTTGAAGATTGCGCCCAGCGGGCTATCGCCGCTGCCCTGGATGTGGATTGGGACACCGCCTCCGATCTGATCTATGAGATGGCGAAGGCGATGGGCACCACGACCCACGATGATGCCGCCTGGGGTGCTGTGCTTCGCCGCGCCGGGTTCATGCGGGCGGCGATACCAAACCGCTGTCCCGAGTGCTACACCGTGGGGGACTTCTGCCGGGAGCACCCGCGAGGGGTGTTCGTGTTAAAAACCTCCGGGCACGTCGTGGCCGTGATCGATGGTCAAGCATGGGACACATGGGACAGCACGGGCGAGATTCCGCAATATTACTGGTATAGGAGGTAGACCATGATAGACCGCATGGGTAACTGGTATCCAGACTGGGCCGGACAACAGCCCTATCAAGACCCGGCCTATGTTCGCGCTTACGGGCAGCAGAACCAGCAGCATGGACAGCAGCAAGGGCAAATGCTGACGCCGCCCACCATCGACGCGAAGATCATACAGGTGGACAGCATCGAGGCCATAGACCGCTTTCCGATGGCGGCGGGAACATCACAGATGTACATGACCAAAGACGAACAGAACATCGTCGTGCGCTCCATGTATGCCAACGGCCAACACGGCGATGACATCTACGACAAACGGCCACCTGCGCCGCCCGCGCCCACGCTCAACCCTGCGGATTACGTGCGCAAGGATGAACTCGAAGCGCTGATCTCAGAGGCGCTACAGGCCCGCACAGCACCGCGTAAAGCGAAGAATGAGGAGGCGGCATAATGGGACTTTTTGATAGGCTTTCACAGCCATCTCAGGGTGTACAGCGAGAGCAGCAGCGGCCTATGACCGACGCGGAGATGCACCGAGAGGTTGACGCCATCAAGGGCAACCCCGTGGGTTATCTGCGCCAGCGTGGCTATAACATCCCGGAGGGTATGACGGATGTCCGGCAGATTACCCAGTACATGCTTCAAAACGGCATGATTGGCGGCGGCAGGCTCCAGCAGGTTATGCGCATGATAGGCGCACCGATGGGAAGGTAAAAGAAAAAGGCCGGTTTCCCGACCTTATCCCTTCGCTCAATGCGAAGTCCAGAAACTATGCGGCGGGAATCGAACCCGCGCAAGGGCCATCACGCATAAGCGCCAAGGAATCGAACCTTGCAGTTACCGTATTACACAGCACGCTCTACCTACTGAGCTACAGCATAGTTTCAAGTGTAGTGCGATGAACCGCCCTATACTTCTCCCAAACACCTATATTGTACCATATTTGACTTCATCCGTCAAGCGCGCAGACGGTTGAAAATAAAAGAAAGGACTTTACATCCTATGGCTTTGACTGACAATTCAAACAGTGGATTCTACATGCCAGTTGCTCCCGCCTATGGCGGCGGCTATGGCAATGGCGGCGGCTTCTTCGGCGGCGACTGGGCGTGGATTCTGCTCCTGCTGCTGATCGGCGGCAATGGCTGGGGCTTCGGTGGAGGCTTCGGTGGCGGCATGATGATGCCCTGGATGATGGGCATGGGCGCTGGCCTGGGCGGCTTCGGCATGGATTACCTCTATCCGTGGCTGAACAACTCTCAGCACATCTCCGATGGTTTCCGTGACCAGCAGCTCAACACCCAGATCGGCGACCTGCGCTCCGACGTGAACCGGGGCTTCGGTGACGTGCAGCTCGGTATCTCCGGCCTTGGCCGTCAGATTTGCGAGACTGGCAACGGCATCACTCAGGCCGTCAACAGCGGCTTCTCCGCTGCGGAGATTGCGGCGAATGGCCGCCAGATGGCGAACATGCAGACCCAGTTCGGCATCCAGTCCGCGATTCAGGGCGGCACCGCTGCGAACGCTGCTGGCATCGCTGACCTGAAGTATACCGTGGCTCAGGAGGCGTGCAATGACCGCGCCGCGCTGGCACAGGGCTTGCAGACCCAGACCATGCAGGAGATGAGCAACACCAACGCGCTTATGTCTGCGCTGCGTGACGGCATCCAGTCCATCAAGGACGAGCTGTGCGCTGACCGCATTGAGGGCTACAAGCGGCAGATTGCTGATGAGCAGAGGGAGAACGCCAACCTGCGTTCCGATCTGATGTATGCCCGCAATCTGGCTGACCGCACCGCGCAGACGGCTACCTTCCAGCAGGGCATGAACGCAGAGGTTGACGCGCTGTACAACCGGCTCAAAAACTGCCCGGTCAACACCGTGCCCGTGTACGGCAACCAGCCCGTGTTCACCTGCGCTGGCCCGAACCTTGGTAACAATGGCTGCGGCTGCAACGGCAACTTCGGCTTCAATGTTGCGTGAAGGGCGGTGTAATCATGGCCGCTGAGTATTCTGCCAATGCCTTGCAGGTAGTCCCTGCCAACGGCGGCGTGATCTTTACCGAGTCCCCGGTTCCGTGCAACCGCGGCATGATCTATCATCGGGACGAGAGCAGCCTGTTCAGGCTTGCCTCGCCCCGTGTGATGGGTGTACCGTGCCGCCGGTGCTGCTGCTGTGGATTCCCGGAGGCGACCTATGAGGTTGCTTTTCACGCGAATATCGCCGTACCCACTGAACCCGCCGGAACCGTTGAGGAAATAGACCTTGCTATCTTCATCGACGGTGAGGAAGACCCCAGCTCTATCATGTCCTTTACCCCTGCCGCCGCTGGCGACTTCGGTAACGTGGGCGCTGACGTGATCGTTTCTGTGCCCTGCATCTGTGGTTGTTCTTCCGTTTCCGTGCGCAATATCAGCACCCAGCCCATTGAAGTTAGGAACGCCAATATCGTTTTTGACTTCGCGGGCATCCGGCGCTGAGAAAGGAGAACACAATGCACAAGCTGTATGATCTCAAGGAAAAGCTGATCGGCGAACTGGAAGATTATTCTGAGAATGGAAAGTATTCCAAGGAAGATGTCGAGGCTATCAAGTACATGGCAAGCGCCGTTGACCACATCTGCAACATCGTGAAGGATGCTGAGGAAGATGACGGCTACAGCGGCCGGATGTACCCTGACGGCATGGGCGGCAGCTATCGCGGCTATTCCCGCGATGGCCGGGGCTACTCCCGCGAGGGCGGCTACTCCAATGCCCGTGGTCGTATGAACGCCCCGCGTGACAGCCGTGGGCGCTATTCTGGCGCAGACGGCGACGTTGAAGACATCAAGCGCGATATGCAGCGCCTGATGGACAAGGTCGAAAAGATGTGAGGTGACACCCCTTGATCTACGAGAAGGATTTGGATGAATCCATTGCCCGGTATCAAGGGGAGGTCAACCCCAGCATCGAAACCTGTCGCAAGCTGGCGGCCTGCCTGATCGTCAAGCGGGAATTGTTCGGAGAACCCGAACGACTTCCAGAACATGGCTACTCCTACGCCGCCGAACCCGTGCCTGTTGACACACACATCACGTATACCAGCGACACGGAATTTTCACGGGCTATCGACGGCAGGAATCCGGACGATGTCTGGCCCATCATGGATGAGTTGATGTCCACGGTTCAGGTGCTCATGCCCCGGCTATACGATGCGGTTATGGTCAAACTGCCCCGCCTGTAACAAGGCGGGGATTCTTTTGACCCTAAATTACCCTGTTGCGCTCGTGCGTCCTCGTGCCTTGTCGTGTGTTTCTACTATTAAATTATACACGAGCAGACACGAGAAAACACGGCGAAAAACGCAAACTCTTAAACATATGGTCGATTTACAGTTAAAGAAAACACCAATAAATAAAGGGCCTTTGGCTGTTTCACAACGCCATTGACCCTAATTTGTACCCTGTTCAGCCTCACTTGCCCGCATTTTTGAGGTAATCGGACAGTTTTTTCGCGCCCTCCTTGCCTGCGTCTGATGTGTAGGCGGCATAGGTATCAAGCGTGATGCTGGCGGACTTGTGACCGAGATTGTGCTGTACGGTTTTCACGTCCACGCCGGACCGAAGCGCGGCGACGGCATAACTGTGACGCAGATCGTGCGGGTGAAGTCCTGGCACGCCGATCTCCTGCCCTGCAGCCTTGCACGCTTTGTAGATGGATAACTCAGAGTGCGCCTTGCCGTTCGGCTGTCTGAACACCAGGTCGCAGGTAATGTCATCTTCGACCCATTTCTCCCCGGCAGCTATGCGCTGTTCCAACTGTCGCTTGCGCTGGCGCTTCAATACATCCACCGCTTCGGTCGGAAGATGGATTTCCCGGTTTTCCCCGTCCTTCGGCGGCGTGAACCTGTCCCCGTGCGTGACGGCGTTGAGCTGGCGTTGGATATGCGCTGTGCCCGCATCTATGTCCACATCATCCCATTTCAGCCCACGGGCTTCTCCTACCCTAACGCCCGTATAAAGCATAAACAGTATTTCGTTTGGATATGGCGTGCTCTCGGCGGCCTGTACGAACGCAGGTATCTGCTCCCTGTCCACGATCTCGAATTTGGCCTTTGCTTTGCGCGGCAGCTTGATGCCCTCGACAGGGCTTGCCTTTATCAGTCCAGCTTCGACAGCGCACTTCATCGCGCCGCCCAGAATGGCGCAGGAATGGCGAATTGTCGAAGTTGAACGCCCAGCTCTTTGAAGATCAGCGACCATGCGCCGGACGTGCATCTGCGACAGTTTGCCGACCTTGACCATGCCGAACGTGGGGATGAAGTGCTTGCGCACGATGCACCTGTACGTCTCGACGGTGCGCCCGGTGGTGTGTCCCTGATAGTCGGACAGCCAGATTTCCAGCCACTCGCTCATGGTCATTCTGGACGGCTCCCGCCACGCGCCGCTGTCGATCTCATGCAGCACGCCGCGCAGCTTCTTCGTGACCTCCGCTTCGCTCTTGCCATAGACGGACTTCTGCTTGCCGTTTGGCGCGGTATAACGGGCCTCCCAGCGCCCATCTGAGCGTTGACGGATAGACCCCATGCCGTTGTTTGCGCGTCCTTTTTTCGCCATATCTGCCTCCGGGTAAAAGAATAGGGCGCGGCGTGCGCCCCTTTATGAAACAGCCTTTTTGAGTTCATCAAAAAAACCATTTTGAGTAAAACATAGGTGCGTTTCATAGGGGCTGTTTTTTAGACGTTGTGCAATAGCATACCCTTTCAGATTTGATGGATGATAATATGTTACGTCGTTGCCGCTGAATACACATATATCAAAATCGAAAGTTTTGCAGAAGTCTATAAACACCTGACTTATACCTTTCTTCGTCGATGCCATACCGTGCCCAAGCAACGCAGATAAATCAACGGTCACATAAGCAACGCCATCTTCATACCATAAAATCAGATTCCCGAAAGTCGGTTCATCATACAAATATATAGCCATTGTCGCGTCTATTTCAGTATTGAATCCAGACATATCAACGCCCATATCCGCAAGCTGGTTCGTGTCCAGAACCATCAGCCCGCGCCCGGACATGAACATTGAAGGCGTCATGTCCGCAAACGCCCCGGCGTACAGCATGAGCGCGAGCACAATAATCAACACCCGTTTCACATGACTACCTCCCTATCAAATCACTTGCCCGCATGAGCTGCGGGAGCTTGCTATGCCCATTCGACACTTTTAGCCCGTCCCTTGACAAAACGGCGTTAAGCTGCTCATGCTCGCTTTCCGCTATCAAGTCCCCCTGATAGATGCCCATTGCCATCTCCGCGAACTCCTGCGTTACGTCGAATAGTTCCGCCAGCGCCCAGGCTGTACGATATCCCCGGCGAAACGCCAAGCGCACTTCGTCCAGTGGCGTGAGTATGTGGACGGCTCGCTTGTTGGCCTTGTGCTCGCAGCGCTCCCGGATTTCAAACGGCGTCAGGACGTTGTAAAAGCTGCCCGTCTCAATGTGCCCGATCTCATGAGCGAGGATGCACTTCAACTCGGTTTCGTTCCTGAACCGCCGCGGGTCAATGGCAATCCAGCCCTCAGGGAATGATACTGCTTTTAGCTCCCGCATATGTACTTCGTCGATCTCGATGTGCTCCTGATACGCTCTTTCGTAAAGCTGATGCAATGTCATAGCTTTACCCTTTCATTGTCGTGCCTTTTGCGCCTTTTTGAATCTCACATAGTCGAGGATGTCCTTCTTCTCATCATCGGTCAGATTACGGATTTCACCAGACAGGGCGAAGTCAATATCTGAGATCGACAAATCATCAATTCGAGGTTCTTCCGTCCTTCCCAACAAGTAATCAACGCTGACCCCGTAGAGGTCCGCCAGCTTGACTATATTCTCATGCGTTGGGTTTGTCTTGCCGCGCTCCCAATTCGCAACGCTGGGCGGCGCAATGCCCAATGTAAGCGCGACATATTTCTGGCTCAGCTTGGCGTTTTCTCGGCATTCGCGTAGTCGCGTCATATTTACACCCCCTTATGTTTATTATATAGTCTGCAACTATTTTTGTAAATATTTCAAAAAATAGTTTTTAGCTATTTACAATAGCCAAAAACTATGCTATAATTAGTTATGAGCTAAAACAAGGGGGTGAGAACATAAAGAACCGGTTTAAAGAGCTTCGCAAGAAGCTGGGCCTGACGCAACAGGACGTTGCGGACTGCATCGGCGTTAGCCAGGTTAGCGTATGGCAATGGGAAAGCGGTGATTCCCTTCCTCGGGCCGATAAGCTTTTGGCTATTGCAGACTTGTTCGGATGCACCACAGATTACCTTCTGGGAAACGATGAAATGTAATGACTGAAAGGAGGAACCAGCATGACCCGGTTAGAGTGTGAGAAGAAGCTGCTGTCACTGGCAGAGCAGATGCGTGCGGTGTACGAGGAATATAACCCGGCGGGTGACCACCTGAGCGCGATTATGTGCGCTAACGGATATATCTGTGTGGATGACGGGTTCTTCACCGCAGAGAGGGAAATCATACAGGACGTACACGAACAGGTTTTTAAGACAGTCAATGTGTGCAAGTACACCGACGGCAGTATCCGCTACGGCTGCCCGGTGAAGGAGGAAACGGCATGAAGCGCTACCGCTACTGGTGCATCGAGCAGCCGCCAGTCCCCGGCAACGTCCCACCCGGATTCATCCGCATGGATGCCGCAGACGAGGACGGCGAGATGACCGACGAGGAAGGGCACATCATTACCGCGTGGGGCGTGATCGAGTACGAGCGCCCGCTGACCAAAGCCGAGCAGGACAAGTACGGATTGGAGGAATCCCGATGACGATGTTCGAGATGATCGACGCGATGGAACCGATCATTCCGGAGCGCGAGATGAACGCCATGCACGCGCTGGCCTATCGCATCTGGACCAAGGACAACCCGGAGGCGCACAAGGAAATCGTGCGGAGGCACAACGCCAAGCGGAGTACAAAGAAGGAGGACAGACATGAGCGTGTGGGTGCTGGTGATCGTTGAGGCGATGGCCCTGTGGCTGGGCTATCAGGTGGGACTTGAAAAAGGTATCGAGAAGGAGCGCACGAAGCGCGGAGTTCGGAGGGGCTGATGGGTACGAAGTACGCGATTGACGAGCCGTACCTGCTGGACAGGGAAAAGGCGGCAGACCGTTACGGCATGAGCGTGAGAAGCCTCGAAGACCTTTACCGCCGGCATCCTGATTTCCCGATCATCCGCCGGGGGCGCAGGGTGATGATTCACCGCCAGAGGGCAGATGAGTGGTTCGATCAGTATGTCGGGTATGAGATCGACATGGTATAAAAAGCGCCGCCCGTGGGAAGCCGGACGGCAAGAAGGACTGACAGCGCTGGAAAACTGTCAACATGATTGTACCACAGATTGGATGTGATTGCAAGTGAAAAAACCTGAGCAGTACAAGAAATTGTACAAGAACCCGGATAACACCGACCTGCTGAACGAACTGGAAGAAGCGATGGACAGCATCGCATCGGCAATGCAGAACCTCGCCGGGTATGAAGCCTTCTCGGGCTGGTTCGATACCCTGTCCGACATCTGGGACGACATGAAGCCCCAGTATGACGAGTACGAGGCGATTGCCGCCGCCGAGTATGAGAAGGAGATCGCAGAGCTGACCCGCGACTACTACAGGAGCGTGATGTAAGTGAAGGACTACAGCACGCGCATGGCGATTGAAGACCGGCGGCACATCCACATGGCCTATGTGCAGCTTCACGAAGCGCTGAATGAGCTTCAGCAGGTCTACAAGAAGGACAACATACTGGCGCACGCCGTCCGGACGCTGGGCGCAATCGAGGACACCATGTATGAGTATGTGATCGACAAAGGAGGTAAAGCATGAACCCCATTAGATTGTTGAGAGCTGATGAGATTGATTGCCGGGTGGCGCAGATCAAGAAGAATGGTTTACAGCTGCTGTTATACAAAAACGCAAGAACGGACATGGACATCCTTGATGAGACCTTCGGCCCGATGAACTGGCAGCGGCATCACAGCCGGGATAATGCCAACTGCACCGTGTCCATCTGGGACGACGAAAAGCGGTGCTGGATTGACAAGGAGGACACAGGTGCTGAGAGCAATACCGAAGCCGAAAAGGGGCTGGCGAGCGATTCCTTCAAGCGCGCTTGTGTGAACGTCGGCATCGGGCGCGAACTGTACACCGCGCCGTTCATCTGGATTACCCCGCCGAACTGCGACATCAAGGAGAACAACGGGCGTTTCCAGTGCTTTGACCGCTTCGAGGTCAAGGATATCGGCTACAACGACAAGCGCGAGATCAACCGCCTGGTGATCGTGAACAGCAAGACCGGCAACGTGGCGTTTGAACGCGGTATGGGAAACGCGCAGAAACGCGCCTCTAAACCCGCCGACACCGCGCCCAAGGAAATACCCGCCCAGCCTGCAAAACCCGCTGAGAAGCCCGCAGAGAGCGTCAGAATGGCGGAGAAAGACCAGCTTGACTATATCCGCAAGAACGCCGGGGATGAGCACTACATGGAGATCATGACCATCTACGGGCCGGAACTTGAACTGCTGACCTACGCCGACGCAGAGAAGGTCATGGACGATATCGACGAGCGCAAGGTAAATCCGATTGTCTTGTGCGAACGTTGCCAGAAGCCCATCACGGGCGTAGTGCTGCCGGACGGCACGATGATGACGGGCGCGGAGATCGTCGGCAAGTCGAAGCTGACCTATAAGGGCGTATACTGCTTTAACTGCATGAAGGAATTGAACAAGAAGCGCAAGGAGAAGAAGGATGCCAGTCATTGACAGAACGCGGGCGTACATCGTCGGCTACGATGAAAAGACGGGCGAAGCGATACTTCGTGCCCCGGCGAACTTCATCAAGATGTGCCAGCAGGAACAGCGTGAGGCATGGGTTGAGTATATCGACAATCGCCCTCTGTCCGATAAGCAGCGGCGGTCTTGCTACGCCATGATACGTGAGATCGCCGACTGGTCGGGCGACACCACCGAGGACATCAAGGAAGCCTTGAAGCTGGATTTCTGGTGCGGCGAACTGCTGGAAATGGCGGACACGATGTTCAGCCTGTCCAACGCGCCGATGTCCATTGTGGCGGCGTTTCAAAGCTGGCTGGCGAAGTTCATCGTTCGCAACGACATCCCGACGAAGCGCCCGATGCTGGAATACGTGGACGACATCGACGATTACGTGTACGCCTGTTTGATCTCCAAGAAGTGCCCGATCTGCGGCAAGAAAGCCGACCTTCATCATTATGAAAATATTGGTATGGGCAGGGACAGGGACACGATTGTTCATGAGGGCATGGAAGTGTTGCCGCTTTGCCGGGAACATCATACCGAAGTGCATACAATCGGGCGAGATACCTTCATGAAGAAATGGCATCTGGGTGATCACGGCATCGTTGCCGACAGGACTATTTGTAAACTCTACAAACTAAAGACGGGAGTGCGAAATGGAAGAAGTTAGAGCCGTTCCAAGCATACCGTATTTCGGTGTCACGCCTGATGGCAGAGTGAAAAACATGATTTCTGAAAGGTGGCTTTCAATCTGCGATAATGGCAATGGATATAAGCAAGTATTTGTTTGTGTTAGAAACAAACATTATATGAGATACGTTCATCGCCTTGTAGCAGAATGTTACCTGCCGAATCCGAACAATCTGCCGGAGGTCAATCATAAAGACGGCAACAAAGCAAATAACAATGTTGATAACCTTGAATGGTGTACGAGATCAGAAAACCAGCAACACGCCATTCGAACCGGGTTGAAGCCTCCGAATAGCGACAAGCAGCGAAAGGCGTCAAGCATAACCGGGAAAAGGACTATCCAATATGCACAAGAAGGCTGGAAACAATGGGCAAAAACTGATCAAGCAAAAGACGTGTGGCTGAAAAATCTTGAACACGCTGATAGGTGGGGCACACGAAATGAACCATCTGAGGTTAAGGCCGAAAGACGACGGGAAAAGAAAAGGCTATACCGACAAGAACATCGCGAAGAACTAAACAGAAAAGCGAGAGAACGATACGCAAAAAGGAGGAATGACTTATCAACCTGATCATGATTACGGGCAACATCGCACGCGACCCTGAGGCTCGCACTACCCAGAGCGGCATCAGCCAGAGCACGTTTACCGTGGCTGTTCAGCGGCGTTTCAAGGGACAGGATGGACAGCGCGATGCGGACTTCTTGACCGTCGTTGCGTGGCGGCAGACCGCCGACTTCTGCAACAAGTACCTGTCCAAGGGGCGCAAGGTTGCCGTGACCGGCAGCGTGCAGACGCGCTCCTACAAGGCGCAGGACGGCTCCAAGCGGTATGTGACGGAGATCATCGCCGACCACGTTGAGACGCTGGACAAGCGCGAGGACAAGCCCAAGGACGAGGGCTTCACGGAGGTACAAGACGACAAACTGCCGTGGGAGGATTAAGCGATGGGCGAGACAAAGCGGTTCTACTGGTTGAAATTGAAGGAGGATTTCTTCCGGCAGAAGGAGATCAAGAAGCTGCGAAAACTCGCCGGTGGTGACACGTTCACTATTATCTACCTCAAAATGCTGCTTCGATCATTGAAGGATGGCGGACGGCTGTACTATGAAGGGGTCGAAGATAACTTCGCAAGCGAACTCGCTCTTGACATCGACGAGGACGAGGAAAACGTCAAGATAGTGGTGGCGTTTCTGATGGCTAACAACATTCTGACCCAGAATGAACCCGATGAATACGAACTGATTACCGCCCATGAAATGACAGATTCCGAGTGCGATTCAGCAGCCAGAGTACGACGCTTGCGGGAGCGAAAATCACTTGAAGCGGGAGGAAAGGCGTTACTTTGTAACGGCGATGTAACGAACGGTAACGGCTCAGTAACGGCGCGTAACGTAGAGATAGATATAGAGTTAGAGAAAAAAGAAAGAGTTAGAGAGAATAAGCGCAAGCGCGCTGATTGTGTGGATTATTCCGTTGGCTTCGAGGATTTCTGGAGGATATACCCGCGCAAGGTTGATAAGAAAGGCTCTTATCAGAAGTGGTTACGGGCCGGGGCTGATGATTCAAAGGCGATCACGGAAACCATTATCGCAGACGTAAAACGTCGCATTGATGGTGACTGGAAGAAAACTGATACGAGGTACATTCCCCATCCTTCAACCTACCTCAACCAACGCCGCTGGGAGGACGAGATCACCCCGACGAAAACGGAGGACGACGAGTATTACCCGCGCTATCGGGAGTATCACCCGGAGGATGATTTCAAGGAGCCTGTTCCCCGTTCGGCTCAATAAGTCGGAGATGGTAACATGATTCAACATTACGAATCCGAACAAAGCGTGCTGGGCGCGATGTTCCGAAGCAAGACGGCGGTCGACAAGGCTGTTGAGAAGCTGATGCCTGAGGACTTCGCAGACCCGGCACACCGGGAGATATTCTCCGCGATGATGTCCGTGGCGTTCGCCCGGGACGTGGTTGACCTGACGACGGTTGACGCAGAGCTGACCCGGCGCGGCAAGCTGGACATGATCGGCGGCGCGGTGAAACTGGTGGAGATTTCAAGGGCTGTGCCCAGCGCGGTAAACGTGGATGCGTATATTGGCATCGTGCTCGAAAAATCCAACCTTCGGCGCTTGCAGATGATCGCGGAGGCTATCAACCGCAAGACCAAAGCAGAGGACATGACCGCTGATTCGATCATTGAACTGATTGAGGGCGCGTGCAACGACATAACAGCCCGCGCCCAGCAGCGGGACAAGGGCTGGATAAACGGGGGTGATGTATCGCTGATGGCCTACGAGGCGGCGGAGAAGAAGGAGAAGCACGTTCCTACGGGTTTTGCGGAGCTGGACGAATATATGTGCGGCGGGCTGGTGAAGCCGGAGCTGACCATCGTCGGGGCACGTCCTGGCAAAGGCAAGAGCGCGTTCCTGCTGGCGGCTTCGATGCACGCGGCGCAGAAGGGATTTCACGTTGGGTATATCAGCCTTGAAATGAGCGCGATTCAGCTTGGACAGAGGATGCTTGCGGCGACATCTATGGTGAGCATCACCCGACAGCGCACGGGCGAGATGAATGACGCGGACTGGGAACGCATGAGCAACGGCATTGTTGAGGTTCAGCGCAGCGGCATTGGCGACAAGCTGCACATCTACGAGGGCTACGGTTTGACGATTGAACGGCTGGGCAATATCGCCCGGCACGCGGTGAAGCGCGGCGAGATGGACATGCTGGTGCTGGATTACATTCAGTTGGTCAGGACGACGGAGAAAGTGAGCAACGACGTTGAACGGCTGGGCCACATCTCCAAGGGCTTGAAGCAACTGGCGCTGGCATTGAACATTCCGATCTTGACGGCTGCGCAGGTGCGCAGACAGTCACAGGACGATAGCAAGAAAGGAGGCAGAGCGCCGACGCTGGACGAGTTACGCGGTTCTGGCGATCTTGAACAGGACGCGGACAACGTGCTTCTGATTCACAGCCCGGACAACCCGGATGACCCGACGTTGAAACGCATAGACGCGAAGCACGCGGGCATCTGGGAGCGGGCGCAGAACGCGGCGGGCAACGTGTTTACCGTTGAGATCGCAAAGCAGCGGCAGGGCCAAACGGCGCGAACATGGTGCATTTTCAAGCCCATGAACATGCGGTTCTATGAGGATTGTTAGAGTAACGACAACGACGGGCAAGTACGAAATGCCCATCAAGAACAAGTTGCAAGCGGCGCATGTGCTGTTGACGCTCCACAAGCTGGGAATCGTGTGTGTGAAGTGGGAGGTAATCGGCTGATGATGTGCCGTGATTGTACTCATTGGTCACGTACAAACAAAGGCTGGGGCAGATGTGATATCGCATTGAACGGCGGGATGTTCAACAATAAGGCAAAGCGCGATGGCAAGTGGCATCACTATACGGCAAGGCATACCAATACAAGATATCATAATCAACGTGCTTGCAAGGTTCGGTTTTTGGGGAGGGATGAGCATTAAAGTAATTCCAACTGAGGCGCAGGAACAAAAAGCCCTGTTTGAATGGGCTGAATTGGCGAAGCGCAAATACCCAGAGCTGGCGCTGTTATTCCACATTCCGAATGAAGCCCGACGATCCTATGCGCTGGGTCGGGAGATGAAAGCCCAGGGGCTACGCTCCGGCGTGCCGGATATCTGCTTGCCTGTACCGCGTGGCGGTTACGGTGCGCTGTATATCGAAATGAAGCGCCGAAAGGACAGCAGATTGAGCGACAATCAGCGCGGATGGATTAACGGCTTGAACCGTGCGGGCAACCTCGCGGTGGTATGCAAGGGCTGGGAAGAAGCCCGAGACGTGATACTCGAATACCTCAAACAGTAAAGGAGAGACAGACAATGGCGATGGAAAGCAAAGTTGTGAGCATCACTCCTGAAATGGCAAAGGAGATGCTCGAAAAGAACATGGCGAACAACCGCAAAATCAACCATGATGCAGTCAGGCGATATGCCCGCATCATGAAGGCCGGGGGCTGGAACCTCACCCATCAGGGCATAGGCTTTGACGAGCAGGGCGAGTTGATAGATGGGCAGCACAGGCTCCTGGCAATCGTGATGGCGAACGTGCCCGTGGATATGCTGGTCACCTACGGCGTGAAGCATACCGAT